GGTGAGCAGAACGGTACGCCGGTCGGCGCTGAGCAGCTTATGTCCACGCTCAAGCGTCTGGATGAAGAGGCCGCAGTGGGCCGCTTCGCAACGGATAGCGTCTTTGTCTCTCCGGCTAAGTCGTTTGGCTGGCTGGCATCTATCCCTGAGGCTATCACTGGTCGTACCGACCTTCGGTCTGAGGCTGCTCGTCGCCTGACGGATAGCAAGTTCAATATCCGTGGTATGGTTAAGGACGTTCTTGAAGCGTTCCAGACCCCACAGAACTTGGCTCGTAAGAGCTACGGCATGGAGAAACTAAACGCTCTGTTCGTAAAGATGAACCAGACGCGCCATGCGGTTCTTAAGCGGCTGCATCATGTGGGCGTTGATCTGCATACCGTACCCACTGGCGATCCTGATCTGCGCAAGGCTGAAGAACTTTTCTGGCGTTGGATGCTCAAGTCCGTTCGTGACTTCAAAGAGAGCGACCTGAAGTCTATCCCCGATCTGGTGTCCTCGACCGAGGTGGACGACCGGGGCAATCCAGTGCGCAACCAAAAAGCAATCGATGCACTTCGTGAGCGCATCAGGGCTACGCCCGCACAGATCAAGGCCGGGTTTGAGTTCCGTGAAGGTACAGCGGCCTACTCTGACGCGACTATGACCAAGGACAGCAAGGCGTACAAGCTGTACAGCCAGATGGTTGATACGCTGATCGAACAACAGCTTATCCGTTTGGAAAGCCAGATCGACGGTTCCCGCGCTACGGAAGGGATTGCGCGTAACTTCCTCGTGGAAACGGCTGGCGCTAGCGATGCCGTGATGGAACTACTTGTGCGTGTCCGTGAAAAGTACGCGGATATGATGATGAAGGGTAGTAAGGTCAGCGAAGACGAATTTGTCGTTACGCTAGATAAGAAGTCTGCCGTGCTGGCTGATGAGTTTGCCCACGAGGTTTCTCGTGTGGCCTCGCTTGAGTATGGCGAGCTTAAACTGAAGGACTGGCTGGAAGGTAAGGAAGGCGAAACGAGCGAGAAGTTCCGCACTGCGGAGTTCGATGACATCATCAAAGACCTTAAGCGTCTGCGTGAACTGAAGCTCGACAACACGGGCCTTAACCAGCTTAAGTTGTTTATTCAGCAGGGCGGAACGAAGCGTCAGGCGCTGGAGCAGAACCAGCTTTACGCCAAGTCCGGTATCCTCCAGCACTATACTCCGCTTGATCGTGACGGCACCCACTACGTGCGCGTTGTGGCTGTCGATGAGAAGGGCAACGTGGTTGACCTGAGCCGCGAAAGCTATGCGGATATCCCGTACTACGAGTTTGCCAACGAAGGCGCGGCTCGTCGCGCAATGGAAGTGCTGAACAAGGAGTTCGGCCCTAAGGCGCATACGACCGTGCTGCTCGACAGCGAAGGTAATGAGCGGTCTGTTCAGCTAGTTGCCACAGTAGGTGCGGTTAAGAACTCCGCAGATATGCGTGTGACGGTCAACCCGTTCCTGCTTATCAAGGCGATTGAGAACATCGGTCTGCCGCTCAACGCAGACGCGCAGAAAGCCCTCACCAAACTTCTTACTGAGCAGGGTGCTGCGGCTCGTCGCAACCTTCAGCGTGTCGGCGTTGCTGGTTTTAACACCAACATACGTGACGTTCAGTCGCGGTTCTCTGACTTCATCGCTAGTGTCGCGGCCAATAACCGCTTCCGTTCGCAGGTGGATGACCTGTTCCTCCCGCATAATAACAGGGTGTGGATGGGGGATCGTAGAAAACTGCGCGATCTTGAGGCGGCTATCAAAGCGGCGACCGATCCTGAAACCCGTCGTCAGGCGCAGAAGGACTACGCCAAGTACGCTACTCAGTTTAAGAACTCTGCTGATGCTAGTGACGGCGGCGAAGGGTTCGGCGGGGTCAAGATTAACGGCAAGACATACCAGACCCTTGGCCGTGGTAACAAGCAGCGCGAGCAGGCCATTCGCATGGTGGATACGCTCAACCGTTCCGGTGGCGAACTCATCGAAGTATCGGAAGCGATCTTTGGTCAGGGCTTCGGCGGCAAGCTCCGCTCCTTTGCCGTGCTGGCTCAGCTTGGCGGTTCCGTTGCGTCGGCGTTCCTCCAGTACTCCGGTGTCCCGACGAACTCTTGGGCGTACATGTCCTACGTCAATTCCAAGAACGGCTTCGGTCTTGGCTACGGCTCGGGCAACTCTGGTTACGCACTGAGCAAGGCGTTTAAGGATACCCTCAACTACAAACTTGCTGACTACGAGTACCTTCTGAAGCTCAAGCCGGGGACTAGTAACCTCACGGCAGAAGAGATTACGTTCCTACAGGAAGTGACTGAAGCCGGTTCGCTTACCCCTGCTCAAGCGGACACCCTGATGGGATCGGCTCTCGGACGCAACTCCAAACTCGAGAAGGCAGCGAACGTATGGATGTCCGGCTTTAACTACGCTGAGCAACATGTTCGGCGTACCACTGCGCTTGCTGTGTTCCGTCTGGAGTACCAGCGACAGCTTTCCAAGTACGGTACGCCCACTGCGGAACAGAAGAAGGCAGCATATACTGCGGCGGTGAGGACTGCCGAGACTGCAATCGACGCTACTCAGGGCCGCTACGGTGTGATGGACCGCCCGGAACTTGGGCGCACTGGTCTGCTTCAGTACCCGTTCCAGTACAAGCAGTTCGTCATTAACTCCATCGAACTCATGGCGAACATGTCGCCTCAGGCTCGGCTTCAGTATCTGGCGATCCTGCTGATGATGACCGGCGTGTCGGGCATCTTCTTTGCTGAAGACCTGATGGATATCCTTGACACTCTGCTTAGCTTCTTCGGCATTCCGAAGGCTAACGTGGAGCAGGAGATGATCCTGTTCTTCGACAGCATGGTCCCCGGCTTGGGTGCGGTGATGAACAAGGGCTTGCTTGACCAAGTTCTTAACGTCTCAATCAGCCCCCGTATCGGCTACGGTGACATCCTCCCGTTCAGCGGTGCCGGTGTCCCCGGCACTGATAAGCTCCGTGAGTTTGAGAGCTTCCTTGGTCCTGTCTACGGCGCACTGACTGGCGCTGCTACGTTCGGCACAGGCGTTCTCTCTATGCCGTTTGAACTTCTTGGCGGTAAGCCGGAGACCACCTCACTGCGCGACCTGTTCCGCAACTCTCCTGTCACTGCTTTGCGTAGCATCGGTGATAGCTGGGCCTACCTTGAGAGCGGTGCCATCGTCACGGCTGATGGTCGTCTGGTTAGCAAGGACATGGCACCTACCACGGTGCTGATGCGGCTCCTCGGTTTCTATCCGGCTCAAGCATCCCGTCAGAACGATGTTGTCCGTATGGGCAAGCAGAACGACGCATACCGCAACGAGATTTCAGGCAAGTTCCGCATGGCCTACATCCGCGCTGGCATGGCAAACCAGATGCGCGGTGATCGTCAGGCGATGATGGAAGTCATCAGGGAAGTCGAGGCTTGGAATAAAGCCGCCAAGGGTACGGGCTTGGAAATTAATAACTTCCGCAAGAACGCCGAGAAGGCGCTCAAGGATGCCAAGATGCCGACCGTCGAGCGCTTCCTCAAGTCCACCGGCACTGCGAACAAGCCGGTGGTCGAACAGTTGTCAGACGCCCTCGGGTTCTAAGGCGTAGCAGGCACTGGCTGGGACGCATTCTCCAGCAACTCAGCCAGTGCCGGATGCTTGAGGTCGAACAGCACAATCCGTATCTGCGGAGTGCGGGTGCCGGTGTCTCGGGTCAGTGTCCCCTTGCCACCCTTAGGCGTGATGTCCACACCATGCTGCGCCATCTCAGCCATGAACGTGTTGTAGTCCACACCCTTGCTGGCAAGCCACCGCTTGAAGTAGCTCCTGTCGATCATCATCGTGCCGTCAGTGAACGGGTCTGTGCTGGACTTGCGCATGATGTCGAAGCGGATGCGAACCTCACCGCCAACAGGCTGGCGGGTGTTATCCATGACAGGGCTGAACCCATCCGTGTGGATGACGACGACCGACTTCGGTGCAAGGTCCAGTGAGAACTCACCCAGAACGTCGAAGTTATCTTTATGGTTGTCGAGCATCACGGTGCGATTGTCGAGAAGCTGCATCAAGACACTGTTAAAGTGCCGCTCCCACGCCACGCTCACAGCGCCGATCCGGTTGGCAACTTCCATTGCGTAATGGGCAAGGACAAAGCCGGTATGCCAGAAGCGTTCCGTGCCAGAGAAGCTGGTGTTGTACATCCGGGGCACACGGTCCATCGCCTCAGCGATATCTTCCTTGATCTTGTCCGGCCCCATCCGCATGAACTCTTCGATGAGCATCCGACCAGCATGGCCGTAGTTGTTGGCTAGGAAGTTATGGATTTTCCTACCGAAGTCCGAGTTGCCGTCGAACAGTGGATGGTTCGCAACCTTAAGCTCAAGCAGTCGGGCCATGAGCGCGTCAGTGTGGGTGTTGCTGGCGAACACGATAGATGCCAGTGACTTGTTAGTAGATACCGTGACCACACCGCTGAAGGTACGAGCATCACGCATCTCTGCGCTCTTGGTCAGGCGGTCTTTGTCCCTGCCCTGCGAGGTGATGTAAAGCTGGTTGACGATATCCTCCGGCTCCCACGTGGTCAGTTCGTCAATGGTAAAGGGCAAGCAGTTGTGCAGCGACATCCGGCTGAACAGTGCGTTCTGTGTAGCCTGTGAGGTGTAGTGCAGTTTGGTCGGATCGCCATAGACGGATTGCATCAGCAACTGGCACAGCGTTTTGCCCGTCCCGGTCGGGCCATAGAGCGACATCGTAAAACCCTTGATGCCGGTGAACTCATACAGGATGTTGGACAGCGACACGCCCAAGGCAAAGATATGAACTGACAAGTTAGCGTGACCGAGAGAGTAGACCAACCGCTTCCATTCGCTGTGATCTCCCTTGAAGCCGTAGCCGGGGTCGCGCTTTGCAAGCACTTCCGAGAGGGTGCTGGTCTCCGTGACAATGCTGCCATCCTGCTCCTTCTTCATCAGCGTACTGCCGAGCACAAAGTACTTACCATCTTCCTTCCATCCCATCGTGGAGTAGATGTTGCTAAGCGACTTGATCTGCTGAAGCTGCTGCGCATAGGAGCGGAGAAACACTTGGAAATCCTTTAGCTGTTCTTTACCCGTGAGAAGGATACCCTGATCGCCAATGGCGGTAGCGAAGTCCTTGCTGGCATCACCTTGGTTAAGGATAGATAGGCGCATGTTCAGCGGCGACCAGCCAGCATGAGGACGGTTCCACATGAACTGGGCAACTTCATAGCCCAACCCCTCATCCTTACCGTGGCTGAGAGCGATAACATCGAAGTGGCAGACCATCTTGTCCACACTATCCTCAGTGCGGGCAATGCCAGTGGAGGTGCGCTTGTACGGCTTGGGCATAGGAATGTTATTAATAAGTGAGTAGCTGAGCGGCGCAGCGCTGGACGCTTTGACTTCGATAGTCTCAGGCGCTTCGGCTTCCTTGTAAACCACACCCAACTGAGCGGGGGACGTAACCTTCCCTGCGAACGGACAGCCATCACAGCCGGTGTCGCGCATCATCTTGAAGCGAGAGCACATCGTCGGGCCAGTGGCCCGCCCCACCCACTGCTGCATCTTCTGCACAGTGGCGTGACTATCGTAACCCGGATAACCCTTCGACCAGTCAGCAGCCACTTGGTCCGGCTCAGCACAGAACCCGGCCACACCCATCATGGCGTACCAGAACGGTTCTTCTACGCTGGCGGGGTTGTCGATACCCCACTTAATCTGCTGGCACTTTGCAGCGATAGCCGTTGCGTTAGCCGGATCATACTCCCGCTTCAGCCCACTCATGGCAGCGACCATGACACTCGACTGCGCTGGCTGATAAGTTTGCCGTTGCGGGGTTGTAATTTCTATAGAAACTAAATCTTTAATAGCGGCAGGATCGACCGGCGGGGCATCCCGCAGAAGTATAACAGTCGCGCCATTCTTAGGGTTGATAGTCCCAACAGGTCGCAAAATGCGGGCGCTGTCTGCCGTCACTGCCGGGTCTGCTTGCAGCCCGTGCTTCACTGTCAAAGCCTTGAGCCCATCAGCCAGAGGTTGCCACTCCTCACGGGTAAGTTCTTCTGTCAAGGTCCAGTAGACATGAAGCCCACGACCGGAGCTAACGACCATCGGCTGAGGCAAGCCGCTTGACTTAATAAAAATTCCGAGGGCCTTAACTCCCTCTTTCCAGTCGGGGTATGGCTTGCCATCACCACAGTCAATGTCAAGATAGAGCGCCTTCAGGCGCTGCACATTCTCATGGCGACGATGCTTCTGCCCGTCGAACGAAGCGACTGCGTAGTAGACGTTCTCTCCCTGCTTGCTGAGCCCACCCGCCACACTGGCAAGTTTGTCAACGTCAGGAAACCACCCATGCTTGGTGCCACGCGCACCGATAACGCACACGGCATACTCGCCGGAAGTGGGGAGCACTCGCTCCAAGAAGGTTTTGGTATCCATGCTGCCCTCAGAACAAGCGGGGGCCGCAGCCCCCGCGCTGACGTTAGTCATACAAATCCATTAGCTCAAGTAGGCGTTTCGCCCGGTCTGACGATTTCATTCTGGCTTCCGCACTGGTGGGGAAGTCCTGCTCCTTTAAGACGCGAACTGCCTTGCGTAGAAAGACTGCTACCTCTGCCGCATGGGCGGGGCGTATAGCCCCGCCTCGTACCCACTTGTAGTAGGCAATGCGTGACACGCCGAATATCTCCGCCATGTCGTTGACTTGTAGCTTCAGCTTAACCCTGAGCAACTCAATGGCCGCTAGGATCGCCTCAGCATTATGCATCGTCGGTGGAACCGCCCGCCATCAGAGCTTCGATCTCAGCGGCAAGGTCGTTGCCACCGGCAACAGGAGCCGCAGCCGGTTCCGGCTTAGGAGCAACCTTCGGTGCAGCCTTCGGTGCAGCAGCAGTCACACCAAACCCAGTAGCCGCTTTAGGAGCAGCCGGAGCAGGAGTAGGAGCCGACACGAGCAACGGCTTAGGAGCAGCAGCCGGAGCAGGGAGAGCAGCCAACTGGCTGGCACCAGTGGCAGACTTCACGCGCGGATCATTAAGAACTTCGTCAATGGTCGAGAGGCCAGCCTCATCCAGATAACCGGACAGGGCGAACGTCAGCTTCGGATATGAAGCGTTCGGGTCAAAGGCCAGACGAGTACGCACCATCTCAGGCGACAGTCCACGACGAGCAAGCTGCGTCAGGTACGCATTAAAGTCCTTAAGCACAGAGGCCGTGACGATCAGCATGTACACCGGACCATCCGGGTTATCTGCCGACACGATGGCAAGACGCTTGCTGTCAGAGCAAGCCTTAATCTTTTGGCCCTGCGGGGTGATCTTGGAACCCCACACGTTCATCGGGCAACCGGCACAGGTATCCGACTGAGGATGCGGAGCGTCAGCCACCGGGTAGATACCGTCGAGAGACGAGCAGTCAGGACCAGTGGCCTCAGCGCTGGCATCATATGCCTTGGCGTAATAGTTCTTAGCAATACCAGTGTTGGAGCCGACGATCACAACGTCGAGGAACGTGCTGTCCAGCACGGTCTCAGCGTCACCATCCTTAATGCGGAACCGGGCACCCTTGAGGGAGATGCGAGGGACCATCTCACCGCCAGCCGACAGGCCAGAACGAAGCTGGTCAAGCAACGCTGCCGACTGCGGAGTGCGGTTCGACATACGGGCAAGGATGTGGTCGGGGATTTCGGGTACGTTAGTCATGCTCATGGATATCCTCCTTTAGAGCTTTAGTTTGTATTGCGCCGTAAGTGACGCAATAACTTCTGGAACGTCGCTAATATCTTTGACGTAGTGTGCCGTCCGGTGGCTGTCATCGTGCTTATCATACAGTTCGATAAGGACAATAAATCCGTTGGCGATCTTGGCTACATTGAACAGTAGTTCAGAAGAGCGATTGATAAGTTCTTCAACACTCTCCTCAGTACGTACTACGTTGCTCGATTGCCGGATACCAAACACTTTAGACAGTGTGGTTTTCCAACCGGACACGACAGCCCCGCTGTACGGGTTCGGAAATGGGTTACGACCTCTACTCACTATCACCTCCACCGGCAGGACGCCGGACGTTAATGTCTAGGCGGGATGCCCAGTTCACACCGTTAGGTACAGCCTTCGTCGCTTCGATGCGCTGCCGCACAGCGTTCTTATTGACACGCTTTTCAAGCATGTCCCATGCGTCATTTTCACGCACGAACTTCAACACCGCATCCCAGTCAGCCACGTTAGCCATATCGACAGTGGTAACAAAGGCAGTGCCGCTCTTAGTCTTGAAGCTGGTAATCCCCTGCGCATCAGCTTGCTGCAAGAGATAGGCTTCGATCTTCTTCATCTGCTGCTCAACGCCTTGAGCCTTGGCTTCGTACTCAGCTTTAAGCTCAGCCTTCTTATCCCGCAGCTTAATGTAGTGGTCGATCACAGCATCGACAGTGAGGGTCATTCAACCATTCCTTCCTTGATTAGGTCGAGCAGTATCCCCTGAAGGGACTGCTTATCGGCTAACCGTTTATAGAGTTCGCGCTCCAGCGCAGTGGCTTCGATGTTCACCACGTTCGCTACGTGTTTTTTACCGATGCGTTCTACGCGCCCGTTTGCTTGGACATACTGCTCATTGCTGGCAATAGGCCCGTACCAGATAACCGTCGATGCTGCCGTCAGTGTCAGCCCATGTGCCATAGTAGCAGGGTGAGCGATAAGAACTTTAGGATCGGGGTGGTTCTGGAATGCGTCAAATATGTCAGCCCGTTTAGATGCAGCTACCTCTCCGTTCACAACAGCACAGGTCCATCGCTTAGACAGGTGCCGCTCCAGCATCTTCAGTGTGCCAGTGAGGGGGACGAACAGGATCACCTTCTCGCCAGCCTCCTCAATAATTTCTTCGACAGCAGACACACGGGGTGAAGCATCGATCTCAATGTTCTGCCCGTCATCAGCGTAGGCCACACCGCAAGCGATCTGGATTAGCTTCATCATCTTCACGGCTTGATTAGCCGCTGTGATCTGGCCCTGCTCCATCTCCGCAATAAGATGTTTGTGCATCTGCTGGTAGTGATGCTTCTGTTCAGTAGTCAGTTCCACATGCCGGGTCTGGAACACGGTGTCCGGTAGATCGAAGCACTCATCCCGCTGGTACATCACTGATGGTTGCAGAACGTGGCGCACAATCTCAGCACTCTCAGGACGAGGTAGCCACTTGTACATGCCCTGCTTGTACATAACTTGTTCTTTGAAGGCGCTGTACGTCTGCGGGATAAATGGGTTCTTAACCAGATAACCTAAGGACCACGCGTCAGTTGGCTCGTTAGGGGTAGGCGTTCCAGTCATCAGCCACAGTCGAGTGTCTGGCTTATTAGCCATGTACTTCTTAAGCGTTTTGAACCGACGAGTAGATGGGTTCCGGTAGACAGCCGCTTCGTCCACGATGATAAGGTCGAAGTCACAGTTCGGGTCGTCAGCGATAATGCCAAAGCCATCATGGTTGACGATGTAGAAGTCGGCCTTAGCCTTAAGAAGTTTCTTACGTCGATCCGCAGTGCCGTACAACACCAGACCTTTTCGATGGAACAGGCTGGTGAAAATCTCATCAGCCCATACTCGTTCCAGTGTAGACAGCGGCGACACGACCAGCACTTTATTCACTGCGCCTTCGTTCATCAGGTAGTCAGCAGCCCATAGTGCTGACTTAGTTTTGCCTGTGCCGATCTGATTAAGAACTAAAGCCCGAGGGTGTACAGTGAGGAAGGCAGCAGTCTGCTTCTGGTGATGGTAAGGTTTGAACCGCCCCGGCCAGCCATAGTAGTGGAGGATCGGTGACGGCGCTTGGATACCAAGGTTCCTAAGAACTCTGACTTCATCCAGCCTGTGCGGGGCAACGACAACTTCTCCGGCGGAAGTGGTTAGCTTCTTTGCAGTAGGTATCGTTGCGAGTACGCGCTCTGGATTACTGAGCTTAAGCGCTAGGGCCTTGGCCTTTTCCACAACGAGCATAAAGAAACTCCCTCAAGAGAGATAAACTCTCATCATCACAGACGACAAAGCACTTGCCGCCTGCAAGTTCGATATCCGACATACACTTCATCTGAAGTGCAGTAGGCTTCTTAGTCCTGTCCGCCTTGCACTCGACCCCAATAAAGAGGCCGTCTGCAATAGCAACTCTATCTGGTATACCAGATGAGCCATAAGGTCCTGCTTGGGGACTGTAATACCAGACCCCAACTTCTTTGAAGAGCTTGTCAACTTTTGCTTTGACGCGCCCTTCCGGTGTTTGAGCCATACTTTCATATCCCTTTCAGGGTGTCAACTACTTCTTTGCGTAGTCGCAGAAATTAAAGCAAGGGCAGAAGCGGCACAGCCCACTGGGTTTAGCGGGCCACACGTTATGAGCGTCTGCCTGTTCGATACGAGCGATGCGAGAGAGGGTGTCCTCCCATAGCGCAGCGTGTGCCGAGCGGCGATAGACGTTGCTATCCAGCGCCCTGTCCTTAATCCAGACCAGTGTGGTCTTAACCTCATCAACGGCAGGGAAGTGGGTAAACACTTGAGCAGCGAATAGCTGCAACTGGAACGGATCAGTGCGCCGCTTGCCGGTTTTCCAATCCATGACGAGGGCCTTACCATCGCCACGGGTAATCAGAATATCCAGCTTGGAGCGGAGCCAAGCGTCAGCGTCCCACCACCCTGTCGGTGTCATTGACTTGTTTATCGTAAGCTCGTGCTCAATGAAAAGCTCATGCCCATCAGCGAGGCGTTCGACCGACTGCACCCAAGGCTCAATGTCCGCCATCTCGTCAGGCAGAAGCTGGTTGGAACGCAGTCGGTCTTCGATAAACTTGTGAATACGCTCTCCGTGCTTGGAGGCTTCCCCACCCGGATCGACCACAGACTTCTTGATCCGCTGCTCATAGTAACGCAGCGGGCAGTTCTCAAACATCTTAATGGAAGAGTACGAGTGGGTCAGTTCGGTCACGGCAGCGCAACTCCAGTGATGCCTTCGATATAGATACGCGCCATGTGGGATGAGTTCTCAGCACCCAACTTTGCACAGGCGTGACGGCGATGGACTTCCACAGTGCGGAAAGAAAGTTGGAGCTTGGTCCCGATAGCCTTGTTAGTCAAGCCATCCATTGCCATACGAACAATCTGATGCTCACGAGGAGACAGGGTTTTAACGCGATCAGTGAACGTGCTGTTGGGGTCGTAGGTGTAGTCGTGCTGCATAGACATTTTCTTACTCCAGTTTAGCCTTCACAGGCGTGTCGGGTTGGCCTTGGTACTTGCCGTTGTACTCGGCTGGCTCTTCGATCTTGTGGAACAGGACCTGAGCGATGCCGGTGCCAGCATGAAGAACGAAGTCATCCTCACTGCCGTGGTAAACAAGTTCAAGGGTGAGGAACCCACGCCAGCCCGGTTCGATCACGGTGTTAAACACAGATAGACCGCTACGGGCGTGAGTGCTCTTGTCGTGGACGATGCCAACTAAGTTGTCAGGCATGTCAAACTCTTCCAGTGTGGATGCCAACTGAAACCGGCTCTGTTTACCAAAGTAAACATCCTGCCTGAGGCGGATGTCGTAACCCGCTTCGCTCAGCCCCCAGCTAACGCCGTTGTACTTGTGCTTGCGGTCGGACATACCGATGATGGGGTTGGCCCTAAAGAGGGGTTTGCCGTTGACTACCGTCATCTCCCTCTAACTCCTTTTTAATTTCGTCCAGCAGACGGGAGGCTTCGTTCATAACAAGCAGTGTATCCCGGCTAATCATTCCGCCGTTACCGCCTACGAAAACCTGCCCGACCTGCACCCCATACTCATCTTGGTGGAGGTGAGCGAGTAGCTCTTCCACCTTCTCAGCGAAGCGCCGCCTAAGCTGTGCGCCAGCACCGATATCCGTCAACGCCATCCTCCTGCACCTTTCTAATGGTAAACGTCCAGCCCTTGCGCTTCGCATAGTGGGAGGCCGCACTACGCAGCCGGTGTGCATCCGCTATCTGGTCAGCGGGTATAAAGAAGCTATATCCAGTTTCCATAGTGCGGAATGGATACCGCTGACGCTCCGTGCCGGAAGGGATAGGGACGTTGGTGTCAACCGAAGGGAAAGGGATAGCCGTGTCGATGTTAATCATTCATCCTCACATGGGTTCGATGTGGCTGTTGTAGTCTTCGATCTGCCGGACCATCTCACGATCAATCCGCAGCTTCGCATTCAGCGCCGCACGACGACGAAGCTGATAGTCAAGGTAGCGCTGCCACTGGCTAAGTTCTTTCTCAAGGCGAGACACATTGGTCTCTGCCTCTGCCACTTTGGCAGTGGCATCCGACAGCTTGAACTCGCAGTCGGTCATGGTCTGGCGCAGTACGGTAAGCTCAGTGCTCATTTCTTCACTCATGGTTCCCTCTTAACAGTTTCCGTAGCGGTCACTGGCACCTGCTTCACAGGCCAGCGGTAGGTCCGGTGCCCACGCCGGAGGCGTAGCCATCACTTCCATCATAAAGGCTTCTGCTTCTTCTGCTTCCTCCTGATCTACGCATATCACCACTTCATCGTGGACTTGCAGCACGACCTTGTAGCGCTGCCCGATCTTGACCAGTTGGTCTGCCACAATGATGCGGGCCAGTGCCTGAGTTATGTTCTCAACCACCTTGCCCCCATATATCTTCGTCCAGTTGTCGCCGTCAATCTTTTGATTGAGGATGCGACGTTTCGCCACATCTCTGTACACACGCATGTCGCCAACGTAGGCGTACTTGTTTGAGAAGTTAGTCAACATCTCATAGCGCAACGGCATTCCATTAGGCAGCGTGATTACGTTCTTGTTGTACGTCACGCCGGGGAGAAGCTGGTCCGCCTTCCCCTCACACATGGCATGGAGAGCGTAGTTACAACGGTTCCACAACTGCTGTATCTTCACGTTGTCCATGCGGTAGAGGTTCACGACACGCTGTGCCTCATCCATGTCGATCATCACACGAGGGCCAGCAATGCCGAGAGCCAGTGTCGTCTGGAACTTCTCTGCCCCCATACTGTAACCAAGCCCGAGGATGGAGGTCTTGCCCACCTGCCGCTCTGTCTTGTCAGCCTTAGTAATGGTGCGGCCATAGACCTTGGAGGCAAACTCTGAGTACACATCTCGCTTGTTGCGGAACGCTTCCAGTAAGTTCTTTTCTCCAGCCATCCATGCCAGAGTGCGGGCTTCGATCTGTGCGCTATCGCAAGCAATAAGAACTTTACCCGGCGGGGCCATCAACGACTTACGCAATGCACCAGTGCGAGGGAGGTTCTGTAGGTTCAGCTTCTCCCCGCCGGAGAAGCGCCCAGTGTGAGCGCCATAATAGTTAAGGGAGATGGGCAGCGGCCCACGATTAGCCACACCAATCAGCCGGTCTGTCCGCGTCTCTTCAATGGTAGACTTCACACCGAGGCGGGCAGCGACAAGATTTGTCACCCTCTCATCGTCATGCTCAAGAAGTTTAGTGAAGGCAGTGTCGGTCTTGCTGAAGGCGTAGGTCTGCTTACCCGTGGTCTTACTGGTTTTCATCGGCGGGTCGATACCGACAGCCAGCAACAACTTAGCAAACCTATCGTTGCTCATAAGCTCGTCACGATCTACCAACGAGGCTTCGTTCAGCAGTCGTGCTTTGCCAGTAATAACTTCCAGCTTGTGTATCGCAAGCATCGTCGTGTCGAGAACGATGGTCGGCTCCGTGTACATCCTAAGGCACTGATCGATCAGCATGATCTCACCGACCGGCAGCTTCTTCTTGAGGATGTTGTATAATTTGTACGTTAGGTCTACGTCCTGCACACAGTAGGCAGCGTAGGCATCCATCCGTTCCTTCGTGAAGTCGGCACGGTGCATCCCGAGGTTATTAAAAACTTCTTCGCCCTTTGCACCCAGCTTGTAGAAACTAGCTAACGCCTTCAAGGATACGCCAGTGGTTACGCTATGGAAGGGCCGAGCCATAGACAGAGTGTCCAGCCAGAGCCGGGGCTTGATGCCAAACTTCCACGAGAGGATAGCCCCGTCGAACATGGTGTTGTGGCAGAGGATCGCCCGCTTGTTGAAGTCGAACCCACCTAGAAACTTCTCAGGGTGAGCGCCACTGTACCAGTCGGTCGGGCCATCGTTGATCTTAACCGCCACACCGATCACCTCAAAGCGAGGGTCACGGATGTAGGCTTCAGTGGTCATCTTCGACAGGGAGTACTCCTTGTCGTAGTACGTTTCAAAGTCGATGGTGATAACGTCCATCACTTACCCTCTAGCTTCTGTTTGGCCTTCTCATAGTACCTATCTAAGTACTTATAGTACGCCTTATATGCACGAAGCTCTTCCTTCAGGGGGTATACTTCCTGAAACAGCTTGCTGTACTTCTCCTCTAGCTCCCGTATGTCCCTAGTCTTGGACTGCACCTCGCTCTCCAGAAGGGCGATCATGTCATACGGATCAATCATTTTCCTAGCGCCTCCTCTAGCGCCCGCATTGCAGTAGCCTTGTCATTGTCACCTTCCAGAGCATGATATGCCCGGAGAATAAGTGCCCGCATCACCTTGATCTCTCTGTCCTTCTGATAAAGTTCGCGGTAGAGTTTATCGGCGTGTTCGGCAGAAACGCTCATGCTTCCTCTCCCACCAGCCGTTGTAACTGGAGCAGCTTGTCGGTTCGTTCGTTTAACTTCTCAAGCAGTTCGTTCTCTCGGGTTTCTATGCCCAGCCGGACACGGATCATAATGTCGAGAGCCAGCCGATAACACTGGCACTTGTCGTTGCACTTAGCGGGATCATGCCCTCGTGCCTTGGCAATCATATCCGTAACATCTTCGATCAGCACAGCTTCACCATAACGTAAGCGAGGAGGACAGTTCCGAGCGCTGCAAGCAGCGCCCAGATTGCGTTACGTTCGCCCATCATTTCGGTAGCACCTGACGAGCTACCTCGACGGCGGTCAACCTCTCCTCAACGAGGACAAGACGCACCATCATGGCGGTGACAACGGCCATCCACATAACCGCAAAGATAAGAGCGACCCTCATCATTCCGCATCCTCCATGATCACCGACTTCAACGGCGATTCTTCGACCACCTCAGCGCCACACACTGCGTAGCCTGCTGCGTCGATCCAGTTGTCTAACTTGTTAGGGCTAGCGCCCATCCGAGCCAGCTTAACGTCGATCATCATGGCGGCAACGTCAGCCTTCTTAAGGGACGCAACGAGCAGACCACGGCGCTTCAGGTAGATGCTCCACCGTGCAGCTATGTCGGAGAAGTTATCCTCTGGTGTACCGTAAGAGGCGTTGCGGTCCTGCAAGACACACTTGCCGACCTCAGTCAGTGCTTGTTCTCTGTCCATGTTCTAGTGCCTTATCTAGATTTCGGTTAAAGTCTTTGAGTTTCTTGGCGAGGGTTTGCTTATCTAACTTGTTAGTCCTGCATCCCTCGCTCAGCACACAGAGAAGGTGCGCCCCGTGGAATAGCTTGATGTGCTTACCTCCATGAACCGTCTTGATTTGTGCGCCCTTCTCCCTTGCTTCCGAATAGAAAAGTTCCATTATTTTTACTGACACGACGACCTCCCTTACCCTCGTAGACTTTATAAGCGACAACGGCATGGGCTTCGCAGTACACCGCTCTACCGTTGACATGTCGATGCGTCGGATTGCCGCAGAATGTGTACGGTCCCTCGCCTTGAGGCCAACGACAAGTGTCGTTGGTTAGCTCCATAGCGGTAAGCCCCTGAGGGGGAGCGACCTTAGGTCTAGAAGCCGGAGGCATAGTAGCCACAGTCTGCAACGTCTTCCGCTCGGCAGCTAACTTCTTAGCTAGTTCGCTGCGCTTGGCGTTGATCTCTGCCTTACGCTTGGCCCGTTCGCTATCCGTCTCAGCCAAGTACACCGTGCCGGACAGAGCCCGCTCACGTTTCACAGGATCGTTATAGAACTGGTTCTTTGAGGTCATGCGGCGGTTGATAAGTACGCCACCGGCATCCTTAAACCGGCTAACAAGTCCGGCGATCACATTGCGAGAGACACCGAACATGAATGCGATATCCCCGTAGGACAAATCCTCATGCTCAATAAGGCGAACAATTTCTTTCGTCCGCTCATCCCTGCTCATCTCATTCCATTGGGTCATACTTATCTACTCCGTGCCCACAAGATGTTGAAAACCGACAGGCTATTTGAACTGCCTGTTCTGCCGTAGCCCCGGCAGCTAAGCCGCCGAAGGCGAAGTCCTTACCAGAACCGAAGGCCACCTTGGTATCCTCAAAGATACGTGGTGTAGCTGAGTGGTCATACTGATATAGCTTCCGCTCACTCTTCCTGACGACCAGCAGCATAGCCGATGCTGAATAGGGGAAGTGGTCAGGGTTAGCGCCGGTCAAATACCAGTCAATAAGTCTGCCGACATCAGCGACAGGACCGACACCGATGATGACGTAGTTCCCGTAGTACAGCATCTTGTTAACTTCCCAGATGGTGGGGCCATCGCTGGCCCCACGATCACATGCAAGGGTAGTACCGTCCCACACAGCTACACTCATCCGAATACTCCATAGATTTTGCGAAGGTCGTCACGATACCGACTGAACAAGTAAGTCAGTCCGGCTTCGACATCCAAGTTAGTGTTATACATCGCACCGTAGTGCCGGAGATATACGTAAGCAGTGACCGAGAAGTCCTGCTCTTTGATGCACTTAACGACTTGCTTAAGGCGATCCTCATGCGGCTGGTTAAGAATGGTATGGACTAGGGCATTATGCTCAAGAGCGGTGATGTCTCGCTCATACCCTGCGGCAACACCCATCCGCTGACGAACTTTCCACCCCTTCTGCCACGCTCCAATGTCCCGCTTCCACTGGCGAGACACTTCAGGGATAGCACGGTACTTCAGATCAGGCAGACGGTTGACACACTCTCCGGTTAACAAGTTAAACTTGATGCCCTCGAAGTACTGAGGATGGGCTTCCGATTTGAACTCGTTAAAGTCCAGCCAGTAGTCGTGTGTACCACGGGTCTTAACCCTACTGATATGATCGACCCGGTACTTGTCCTGACCATACCGCATCACGAGGATGGGCAGCGTCTTATAGAGCGCCCCGCTGAGCTTGACATCAACAAGTTCAATGATGTTATCCGGTGTGATGTAGGCGATAGGGTAGCTGTTGTATGTGATGATAAACTTCTCACCGGCCAGCAGCAGCCGATGCCCTTGGTTAAGGGGCTTGCCCTTCTCCTTATTCCGACAGGTTTTCCATAGCGCAACCAGATCGGAGTAGTTGTTACGCTTATTCTGTTTCCACCAAGCCATTGCAGTTCTCCTTTAGATAAGTTGTTAGGCGGTAGTCGTTAGGTCGTGAGCAGTCGGCACTGCACAGCCATCGTCGTCAGGAACTGAAGGTCCACATCCCTAGCGTTACCGACACGAGCCTTAGGCTCAGACTTCAGACGGTCCAGCAATGAGGGAGCAACGAAAGGCTTGAGTGCAGGAAACGCCTTAAGAAGTTGACGAAGGGTACGGTTCTGATCCAACAGCTTTTGGAACTCGTCCCTAAGTTTCTCCATCAGGATGTCATCATTAACTCGCTGGGTCATGTAAGCGACCAACTCATCGCCAACAGCACCCCACGAGGCGAGATCACCCACAGTGTAGTCATTGGAGTAGTACCCACGGCGCTTGAGTTTACCGCCGAAGATATCACCGCCATACTTCCCGCTCTTATTAGCATTCGAGGACACCCACGGCATCGGCTTATCGAACATAACATCAAAGCTAGCGTGCCGGATGATGTCACCCTCTGCGACCCTGATCTTATGCTCCAGCCTGAACGACTGGATGTGCGTCAGAAACATCTCAGGCACAAGCGACAGAGACGGCAGGTACTCACCCATCATCAGGTTATAGACACGATCAGCGAACCCATCGGGCAGGGTGCCGTTCTTCTTACTGTAGAACTCAGCCATCCGGCCAACGAACTCTCTACGCAGATCACCGCGCAGGCTTTCAGTAAGGGTAACAGTCATGGCGTTCTCCTCTTTCTAGGTTTGTATTTATAAGCGTAAACAGGTAAGCGAAGTCGGTACTTTGTACAGGCTATCTGTATTCTACGATTGAGTAGGGCTAGCTTTTCAACGGGGACAACAAAGGTTCCAACCCGGTAAAGTTTATGCTCGAAGTCCTCATACAAGGCGACCTCAAACCACGTGCCGTCTGTACGGTCTCTTAAGTACACCGTACACCAGTACCCATCTGGTATGACGACACCGTAATCTTCCCATGTCTGCCTAGAGGTATCCACGTATCCTCTCCCTTGTTATGATGGGCAGTAGGAACTTCTCATAGAACTCCTCAGGAGGGACACCGACATAGTAGAACGTCCCTAAGTCTAAGAAGTTATGCGTGTTGAACAGTTCGATCTGGTTGTGCATGTAAGTCAGTCGCACATCCACTGATAAGTTAGCAGGAAGAAACTCCCTGACCTTGTGTAGGTAAGCTATCGCTTTGCTTACTTGAACCATCTTATCCTCCTGAGAGGGGGCGGCAGTGCCGCCCCCGTTATTGTTTACATCTTCACCACTTCACCCCACGGTGCCTTGTCAGTACCGTAAGTAACCCAGAGGACAGGGTGTCCCGGCTCTTTACCGAAGTCAGAGCAGTACAGGTCAGTCAGGAACACAGTGGCAATCGGTTCGATGTTATTGGCGGTGAGATATTTGAATACGGGTGAAAACGCCGTACCGCCACCGCCATGAGCATTGATGGACAACTCATCGTCGGGACCAAACGCATCGTAGTGACAGACATCATGGTCGAAGTAGACGATGTGCATCTTGGCAGGGTTAAGGTCGGTCTTAATCGCCTTGCACTCAGCAGCGAAGCGGTTCAGGTCAGCATCACCAACGGAGCCAGAGCAATCAACAGCGATAACAAGTTCACCAGTCGCTTCACCATCCACACTGGGCAGGTACAATCCCTGAGTTACGAAGCGGCGGTTAGGACGAGCCCAAGTACGGCTCTCGTTCTTAGCCTTGACCACAAAGTTCCTAAGGACATCTCGCCAATCAACCTTAGACTGGAGCGTGTTATCCACGATCCGGGCCATGTTGGCAGAGAGTTTACCCATCATCTTAGCTGACTGTGCAGCCTGAGCGACTTTAACCTTCCACTCCTCAGCCTGTTGAGTACGCTCAGCCTCAGTCTGTCCACTATCCATGACATCATCATAAGCGGAGCCCTGACCGTCACCGCCCTGACCAAACTTACCGCCGCCGCCACCGTTATCTTCAGGCAGCAGATCGTAGATACCCTCAGAGATACCACGACCAGTTTTGTACAGGGTGGGATTATAGCAACCGCCTTCGATCATCTGGCCGATCTTCTCGTTAACCAGAAGCTCGTTAATCACATAGTCAGCAGCCATATTCCAACGGAGATGGTCACGAGAACCGCGACGACCGTTGTGGTCAAACATAGGATGGCACACTTCGTGAGCCACAAGGAACGTAAGTTCGAGATCGTTCAACTCACTGATAAACTTCTCATTAAACCATACCTTCTTGCCGTCAGTGGCAGCAGTGTTGATGTGATGATCCTCAGGGACCAGTTCAAACGGCATGTTCATAGCAAGAGCGCCGAAGAAAGGGTGGTCGAGGATCAGGTTAGTCTTAGCCTTGGAAAGGCGAGTCTTGAGATCAGTCATGTTAGCTTCCTTTCAGTAAGGGTTAGGGGTGGCGAACCACCCCTGTTTCTCAGAGGCCAGTCATAAAGACAGACATCTTAGCCATGATGTCGTTGGTTGTCTCTGCTACATCTTGACGCAGTGACGCATCAGCCTTGACATCAGTGACATCCAACCCGACAAGCGCACCCTCCAGCTTAGACCGCATAGCCTCAAGGTTCGGGTCATCCATGAAGTTAAGACGGGTCAGCATGGCACAGGTTTCAAGGGCAGTGTCGAAGATAGTCTGCTTGAAGTCCCGCTTAGGATCGCCAAGCCGTTCAGCAACACGGGAGACCTGCTCATAGAGGCGGTTCCACACATCCTTCATAGCCTCATTCTGCGAGGCAAGTTTACGCTGCTCCCACTCAGCCTCAAGCTGGCTAAGTTCTTCATTGGCAAGGTTAACACGGAAGTCATTAGTCGGGACCGGCATCACGTTGATGTCGATGCTAAACTTCTTATGCAGATCAGAGGCAGACGGGTAGTCAGCAGGGTTAAACAGATCACCCAAGTCAGCCTGTGCAGTCAGCACAAGCGTATCGTAGTTGTCGATAAACTCCTTAACACGGAACTCCCAGTCGGCTTTCTTCTTGCGGAACTCCGACATGAAGTTGAGGTAGTTAGCAGACGGCAGGATTTGCATCCCGTCCATACCCCAAGGCAGGGTATTGTAGTAGAACTCGTTACGGATTTGACCAGTCTTATAGTTAACATCCGCAAGGTATTGGTTCTCAGGCAGCAGCGACTTGTTATAGCGACCAGCCTTGTCGCTAGCTCTCTTAGAGGTGTTCACCTCAGAGGTAACTTGTTTATCCACCTTACGTGCAGTCCACTGACGGATGGAAAGCTGAACGAGAAGGGCTTTGTCATTGAGGTTCATAGGGTTTCTCCGTTGATTAACTTCTTAGAAGTGGGGGATTAGTTCGGCACTAACCCCCCTGTTTATCCTCAGAACAGGACTTCCTTATGGTTCACTGCCCAACGATTGAAGGCAGGAGTGTTAGCCAGTGACGGGTCACGAGTAGCCGACATCTTAACAGCCAACACCGAGAACTCAGGAGGCATACGAGATACGTAAGTCACCATCCGGTCGAAGTTGGTAGCAGTAGCGCGGCTGGCAAGAGAACCAGTCAGCGCATAAAGCGTAGCCGGATCAGTCGGAACTGCTGCATTGCTAGGATCAAGCAAGACTGCATCAGGGTTAGGCAAGCTACGGTAAATCTTACAGAACCCAGTGAACTCAGCAGCAGGACCCTCACCGACAGTACCAGCAATGGCAGCGTACTCAGTGGCAGACTTGAGATAGGGCAGCATGGTGCTAACCGCTTCCCAACCACGGGGCGTAGCATTCTTAGGACGGTTAGCGTCGAAGTCATGCAGAAGGTTAGACCGGAACCGGATAAAGGCGATGACCATCGGGTCGAAGCTATGCTTCAATGCGTAGTCAGACCAGTCATCCAGATGGGTCTCGTACTCCACCGTAGTCTCACGGTCAGCCAGATGGGACAGAGTACGGTTAGCACCAGCCCGGTCAGACTGCCGATTACCAGTGGAGATGATCTGCCAACCATCAGCCAGCTTATGACCATGAAGGTCACGTTCAAGGATGATATGGGCAAGAACTTTCTGCAACTCAGGACCAGCCTGAGAACGGTCGTCAAACAGCAGGATACCGCCACTCTCAGTCCCCGGCTTACCCTGCTCAGGGAACCAATCAGGAAGTTTATAGCCGAACGAGGTTGCAGAAGTTCCCAAATCGGGAACACCGAAGTCCTCAACCAGCATGGACGGCAGGTGCCGGACAATGATCGGCTTATCCAGAGACTTAGCAGCTTGCTTGGCGATGGAAGTCTTACCGCCACCCGGCATACCTTCGATCATAATGGGGCGAAGGACGGGGTGTAGATCAAGGATCAGATTGTAGACATCAGAGGAACGCATTCATATCTCCTGCTTGTTCCGTTGATTTAAGAAGTTAGGCACGACGCTATGGTTGAGGCAAAGCCTCACTGCTTAGCCTTCTTATGGTCAGGGCCATGAGCCACAACCACAGGGGTCAAAGGCGCAACCCCATTAAGGTTATCCCTCATCCGCTTAGCCGCTACTTTGTCCTCAAAGTAGTACGGCTCAGCGCCATTCTCTTTCATAACCAAGGCTCCGCCGGGACCATTGCGAAGTGTCCACAGTTTCAATGCCATCATATATCTCCTAGTTAGTTGTTGGT